TGTAGCCATACGTTATGTGACCGTCTAACGCGCTCTGGTAGAACCGTCTAACTTCGTCTGTGACGATATGCTTCTCTTGAGTTAAGATCGCACCCTCGACGTTCTCAAGTCCATACGCCGATGGGTCTTTAATAATTTCGAAATCGACTTCTGGCCTAAGCGTATGCACGTATTGATCGAAGTCGACAAGGCTTTTGTTAGCCGCAATGGCATAAATGTTCGTAGGTATTTCTTTTATGAAATAAGCGTAAAATTCCTCGAATTCTCTTGCGTGCGCTTGGCACGCATCTCTGGTTTTCTTCGATCTTGGGTAGTGAAAACCTTGATGAATACGCGCAGGAATACACCCTGAAGCGCCTTTAAAAATAGAGTCTTTAATTTCAAATATGTGGACGTCGTGACCTTCGCGCAAAAGCGATAAACCGATGTGACAGCCATAGAACCCAGCTCCAATAATCCGTATCTTCATAACCAATCCTTGATTGTATCGAACGCTCGACCTGATGACATCTCATCGAGTGTCCATTGATGGTACCCAAGCGCTGCAAACAGAGGCATTCTGTCTCCCATACTAGGGCTCTCAATGTCTGCTATGTCACTGGATGAAATAGACGACATCACGGCCTCGCCCAATATGATAGACGGTACGCCAATTAGCGCTGCGTCAAAACAAGCGTTAGACCCATGCGTAACTACAGCGTGTGCGCCTTTCAGATCCGAAGCTAACGACCTCCCGTCCTTAGAAAAGAACGATCCGGGTATGGGCGTAGCACCCCCCCACGATGGTTTCGGTCGGTAGACTATGGGTCTGTCTGTCATCCTACGGATAGTCCTGAATATCCGCCTAGCGTACTCGTTCGGGTTATCCATTCCATAAAAATTGTGATACTTAGCGCTTGACCCTGCAAATAGGATCTGCCTACCTGCAGGGCGCCATTTATCTGACACTCTGAACCCAAGTGATAAAAAACGGTCAGGAGGGTAGGAGAGGCGAAGTGTCTTCGCTGGGTGATGCCCTCCGACCGAAACTCTCCAATACTTCCACGCTATCCCATGTTTCTGACGAGAATACCCCTTATCGAACATGATGGGGGTGACGCCTTTGCTTATCATATCATCCCAAAGCCGTTTCGACTTCACTCCGACCATACACGCATATTGGTAATCTGTTTCACGAGGCACGTCCATAGTGTCTCTACGCTCAACCTCAACACCGTGTACTTTAGCCCCAGCCAAGAAAGCTTTAGCTAAATGTATTTCACGACGTTTATTTGACGCATAGAAAACTATTTTCACCCGCCTCGCCTCCTGATTTCTCGTTCGAGATACCAAACCGCTTTACGCAAATCAGTTATCTCGTCTTCTTTCAACCCTGCTCTCCAAATGTATTTCATCGCGTTGCCAACACAAAACGGCATGTGCTCTGATATCTGTATGCATTCGATACCAGATGGGTGAGATGTGTAATGCCGAGGGTTACTAACAACGTCGTGCTCATGCCCCATATCCACGTTACTCACGGTATCAAACCCTCTTCTTTCAAATGTACGAACGGAAAGCCGCTCTTGATCTCATCTAACCTGAACTGCGTCCAAGCGATGTCGCTTGCCCACTGCGTTCGAGCTTTCGGGAAATACGGACTCTCGATCCGCACTAAGTTCGTTTTTGCCATCGGGAGCGCGACTCCTGCTTCGACGAATACTGGCACGCCTGCACATACCGCTTCAACAGCCATATTGCTGTGTCGTGCAACCACAGCATGAGCCTTTGCAAATAACTCCTGTGGGGTGCTTCGCTTGTCGTACAATGTTCCTTTGATCGGTCGGCTTCTGCAGCAGTTCGGCTTCGGCCTGTATATGATCGGTTTATCGGTATGACGTTTGATCGTCTCATATGCTTGTCGCTCCCATGCCTGATGGTCTAGTCCTTCGGCCCTTGCCGCCTTCTCCGAAAGACCCGCGATAACGATGTACTCTCCGCCAGTCCTCCACTCTTCTATCATAACGCCTAACTCTTGTAGCCTTGAGTTGTCATGCTTGACGTTCTGAAAATAATCTGTCGGGTGTCTACCGTTGATCGAAAACTTGTAATACCCATCGTATCGCGTTCGTATGCGTCTACGCCAGTACCCCAGATCAAGATACACAACGGTGGACTTCTCACGGTAGTCGTTATATACGCCCCTCAACATGTCTGCAAACCCATAGTGAACAGCGTAATCACTGTCAATCTTCTTGTACTGACGACATTCGATTAGCTTAACGCGCTCACCTATTTTCTTGAGCCCGAACGCTGCCGCGTGAGCTGCGTGGACAGATCGAATGTTAGATTTAGCGTAGTAGACGTTTACTCTTGCCATCTAAACGCCTCGCCGCTGCGTATCTCATCCCAGTTCCATTGACCCCACGCGAGTCGGTGTAGCATGGGCATCCTGTCACCTATCCACGGTTTCTCGATGTCAAACTCAGTCGTTGCGGCCTTAGCACCGACCCATTTATCCAGTTGATGGAACACCGGCACCCCCGCGACGATCGCCTTAATACCGGCGCCAGACCCCCACGTAACAGCGGCCCATGCACCTTCGAGATCATCCTCAAGGGTGGGTGGCTTATCTTTAATCTTCCCCGGATGAGCCCGAACACGAATAGGACGATCCGTGATCTTTCGAAGTTTCGCTACAATCGTTTCGGTCCAGTTGCGCGGCATCGCAACCCCCTCCTCGCCGATCGAACGTTGAGGCAGAACTAGAATGTGCTCTCCGTCTGCTCTCCATTCTTTTAGCTCTACGTTGAGCGGCCCCCATCGGTCTTCGTCGCCTACGTGCCATTCTCCTGCTCCTGAGTGATGTCCGATAGCCAATGCCTTGGTCTTACCGATGTACCCGTTCTCTGTGACGTACACGCGAGCACCCGCATCCTCATAGCGCTTAGCTATGTGCTCTCTGTTCTTGCTTCGATTCCAGATTAGCAGTACGTCGTCTTGACGCGGACGATGGTTGTGATCTTCGATAGCGCGGTACCCACATGCCTCCAAACCGGCTTTGTAGACGTGCTTTCGATAGTATGATGAGCTGTGCAGTAGTACGTTAGCGCAGGGCATCCCCCACCTCCATGTATGGGAAACATGTCAAGGCGGATGTCGGTGAACAGTTAATGACTTCAACACCCATACCCGCCAATATCGGAGCTGAAATCGTAAACGCTTTCCTGAATGTAGCCCAAGGGCTCTTACGTTGCAAGCCGGGTGGGTGTTCGCCGAAGAAATGAGCACCCCCACCGTCGTGCAGATCCACGCCCAGCAGCAACACTCTCTTAGCGCCCTGCAGCACTGCGATGTTCATCGATTGGAACGCCGAGTTCCACCCGGACGCTATGTAGTGTGGGTCTGTCGACAGCTCCAACTGGTGACGACATGATATGATCTCTAGTCCCTGAGCACTGGCATCATCGACCCAGCCCTGCGGCCCTCGATCCTGAGTCCACCGCTCTCCTCTGAACGCTCGGCACCAGTCGTGATGGCGCCACCACTTGTGATCCGCCGCGTACATCATGTCGGCCCACGGCGCTACGCGATGGCTGTCATTGACCGCTATCGTCTTCGCCTTGCCGATCAGACTCATCACTTGAGTCGTCGTCAGACTCGGCCCCGTCGCTATCACCGCCGCCGTCTTCCCCATCCACCTCTTCTCGATCTTGATCATCCATATCCTCTTCGAACGGTAGAGCCCTTGATATGCCTAACATGTCGCGCAGGTCGTTGATAGCAGGGTCATCTGGCCCCAGCACGGCGCCTGCACCAGCCATATTACGCAGTGTGATCGATATCTGCTCGGCATCACGCACGGCGATATCCTCGTGAGTGAAGTGAGGCATGATAGCCGGGTCGAACCCGTTGAGATCCCACAGCGGCTTGATGAGATCCCTTGTGAACATCTCAGTCATCTCGTCGAGCGTACCGTTCACGTTCAGGAACAAGTTATTACTCTTATCCTTACTGAGCGCCATGCTCCCTTTACCGTCACTACCGATGAATAATATCTCAGTGCCGATGATACGAGCCATCTCGACGCTTATGCGGTGTATGGCGTCGTTGAGCTGGGCGATGTTACCTGCGTCGCTTGTGAGCAGGTCGACACCCCACTGAGCCATGCTGGCTGCCTGCACGCCCTCGGCAGACTGGTTCTCGAACGGCTGGCTATCCAACACGATGCCTGTGTTCTGCTTCTTGACCTCCATACGCACGAACCCCTTGAGCCCTTCGAGCATGGTGGTGGCCTCCGCTTGTGACAGGGTACCGGCCTTAACAGCTCTGTTGAGCGCCGTTATAGGCGCCTTGCCGACGGGTACACCCGCCAGATCGCGCTCGAAGCCCACCTTCTCAAGCGTCAGATACTCTTTAAGCCGTTCGCTTGGCTCGACCAGATGCCTGAACCACCCCATACCTTCGGGGCTATCGGTCAGTGTGTCATCGCGCAGGTAGATGAGCTTCCATCGGGGCAGGTAGATCTCGACACCAGTCTGAGGTGAGCGTTGCCACACCCCCTTAACGGTACCGTTGACATCAACGTCCCACTTCTCGATGGTATGCTGAGCTCTCACTTCGATATCCTTGATACCGATGAGGCCGTCTTGGCGCTTGACGGCAGTCCACTCTTGGAACCCGAACCCGTGGAACCGATACATCCCTGACCGTCTGACGATACGTGTCCAGCTTGACTCCATCTGATCGACAACGCTCTCGACGAACTCCGCTGCGTTCTTAGCTACCTGCGTGTCGTTCGCAGGCATAACGCGCCACTGCGGGTTAGCCAACAAGTTCAAGAAGTACCGCACGCTCGCCGCCACAACGGAGACGTTCGCCAGCGTGTCTGCCGCCGTCTTGTATCGTGTTGACCCTGTGACCTTCTGATTAGTCTCACCGCTATCGATGTATCCGCCCCAGACGGCAACACCGATCTCGCCTTGCTCCTTGAACGGCACGACTTTCTTGTCTGCCACTGATGAATCACTCATGTCCCTACCTCGCTAAGATTATCGGCCCCCCGAACATATCGTT